CGCTGAAGGAGAGTTTATTGTATTTGAAGCATACGCACTCCTAGATCCACTTCAGTTTACAGAAATATTCAATGACAGGTTACTAAAAGAATATGTAACTGCTCTAATAAAAAGACAATGGGGTACGAACCTTTCAAAATTTGATGGGGTTCAGTTGCCAGGAGGTGTGACTATTCGAGGAGCAGAAATATTTAGTGAGGCGAATGAAGAAGTTCGACAGATTGAAGAACGTGTCTTGAATGAATACGAATTACCTGTAGATTTTTTCATAGGTTAAAAATATGGCTAGAAATCCCTACTTTAAAGATTATTCTGGAGAGCAAAATGTCACAGAGGACATTACGATTGAAACCATCAAAACGATGGGTAGGGATGTTATTTATATGCCTCGTGATTCTGTAAGCACTGATTCACTCTTTGGTGAAGATTTGTCTAAAAAGTTTGATGATGGTTATGAAATTGAAATGTATATCTCTAATGTAGATGGGTTTGAGGGAGAGGGTGATGTTATTTCTCAGTATGGTCTACAAATTAAAGATAGAGCAGAATTTATCGTATCTAGAAGAAGATTCGATGAAGAGGTCGGAATGGTTGAGAGTCTTACTAGACCCAGAGAGGGTGACTTAATTTATTTTCCGTTGAGCAAAACTCTTTTTGAGATAAATTTTGTTGAGCATGAAAATCCTTTTTACCAATTAGGAAAACTCTACACTTATAAATTATCATGTGAGGTCTTTACTCTTGACGCCTCAGATGAAATTACTACTGGTAATACTGATATCGATTCAACGATAACAGATCGCACCTCTGTGAGTGATGATCTTATCACAATACGAGATCCTGACTCAACAGAATCTGGAGATAATTCTATATCTGACTTTGACAATAATATCTTCGACTTTACTGAAAGTGATCCATTCTCGGAGGGTAACTTCTAATGTTTACACCGTTCTACAATGAGTCGATTCGTAAACTAATCGTAGCCTTTGGATCTCTATTTAACAATATTCGTATTAGCACAACGAATAGCGATGGTGAGACAGATCATATCAGAGTGCCTTTATCTTATGGTCCGAAGGAAAAGTTTCTTCGTCGAATAGAAGAGGCTAGTTCCATTAGTGATCAAACAAAACTTCAAATTACTCTTCCTCGACTTGGATTCAATATTACAGATATGACTTACGATTCGACGAGAAAAAGAAATACTGTGCAAAGAAGATTTTATCATCCCCAAGGTTATACTTACGACGGTAATATTCGTGCCTCTGAATATGCAGAAGTTCCCTATAATTTTAACATATCAATGTATGGGTTTACTCGAACCATGACAGATGCTCTTCAGATTACTGAGCAAGTTTTACCTTTCTTCACTCCTGATTTTGTTGTGACTGTAAAGTTTGATGAAGATTCTCATAGTAAGGTTGATATACCATTTGTCTTAAATAATGTTTCAATCGAAGAAGAATACGAAGGAGACTTCGAGGATCGTAGAAACATTACTACACAATATGATTTTTCAGCAAAGTCATATGTGTTTGGACCCAGAAAAAATTCAAAGGTTATTTTGTTTACTGAAAATACATTCTTTAGTTACTTCGGAGGTAAGAAACTAGATGACGTATCAGTGCAAGGTCTTACAGGTGCATTGGGTCGAGTAGATGTCGGTGTAAGTGGTGCATCTACAGATGGAGGTACGGGGTATAGTGCTGGTAACTACATTACCTTTGACAATAGGTACTCTCTGGGTCCATCAGGATCTGGACAGACTATCGGCACTAGATATATTGATACGTTTGGTAATACTTACGCAGGAGCAACATTTAATCCACCTAATAATTGAGGTTATTTATGAATAATGAAAATATAGAGGGTTTATCTGATGCTTTAAACACTGAGTTTGAAGCAAAAGACTTACCAATGAGAAAACAAACAGAGGTGAACATAGTTCCACTCGACTCTGAAAAATTAGAAAAAGACCTGACGAAAGATTACGCAAATGTTCGTGGGAACATGAAGGAACTTATAGATCAGGGTCAATGTGCGATAGATGGTATATTGTCAGTTGCAAGTGATACAGACTCTCCGAGAGCATATGAAGTCGCTGCTCAAATGATTAAAACTGTGGCTGAAATGAACAAGGACTTACTTGATCTTCATTCAAAAATGAAAAACATTCGTCAAGAAAATGTGACAGTAAATAATAATACAACGAACGCATTATATGTGGGATCAACTTCTGATTTACAAGACCTAATTAATCAGTCACGAAGTTCGAAGAAAGCATTCGTTGATCAGGACGAAGAAAATGACGAGTAAGAAAAATGGATATCTAGGTAATGAAAATTTAAAAGCATCGGGTGTAAATATTGAGTTTACACAAGATCAAGTCAAAGAGTACATAAAATGCGCCCAAGATCCTGCATACTTCATTAAGAAATATATAAAAGTTGTTTCTCTAGATAAGGGACTGGTTCCTTTCAACTTGTATGATTATCAAGAAGAGATTGTTGATAAAGTTCATAATAATCGTTTTGTGATCTGTAAACTCCCTCGACAGTCAGGAAAGTCTACAACCATAGTTTCATATATTCTTCACTATATTTTATTCAACCAGAGTATGAGTGTTGCCATACTTGCGAACAAACAAGCAACAGCGAGAGAAATTCTAAGTAGACTAAAACTCGCATACGAGTATTTACCTCTATGGTTACAACAAGGTATCGTAGAGTGGAACAAAGGCTCCATAGAATTAGAAAACGGCTCAAGAATCTTAGCATCATCCACATCATCGAGTGCGATTCGTGGTGGGTCGTTCAACATGATCTTCTTAGACGAATTTGCACACGTTCCACAGGGGATTGCAGAGGAGTTTTTCAGTTCAGTATACCCTACGGTCACTTCTGGACAATCTACCAAAGTTTTGATGGTTTCTACTCCTAATGGACTAAACTTATTCTATCATTATTGGAGAGGTGCATCCAAGAAGACGGGAGAAGAAGGTAAGAATGAGTATGTTCCTTTAGAGGTGCATTGGTCACAAGTTCCCCTCTATCCAGGCGGACCACTGAGAGATGAAAAGTGGAAAGATAAAACGATTGCTAACACTAGTGAACAACAATTTCAATCTGAATTTGAGTGTGACTTTGTTGGATCGCAGAACACGTTGATATCCTCCCTGAAACTAAAATCTTTGTCTTGGATTAATCCACTCTCACGATCTAATGACGGACTGATGATATACGAAGAACCAAAAGAAAATCACAAGTATTCCTGTGTGGTTGATACAGCGAGAGGACAGGGAAAGGACTATAGTGCCTTTTGTATTATTGATGTCACTGAAATGCCTTATCGTGTTGTAGCAAAGTATCGAAACAATATCATATCTCCTATGATCTATCCGACTATGATTAAGTCGGTGTGTGAAAAATATAATAAAGCATTTGCTTTGATTGAGATTAATGATATTGGTGGTCAAGTTGCAGATGTGTTGTATCAAGACCTAGAGTACGATCACATCTATATGACACAAAATAAAGGTCGCAAAGGACAAGTTGTAGGTGGTGGTTTTGGTGGTGGAGGTAATCAGTTTGGTGTTCGTACAACAGGACCAGTGAAAAAGTTAGGTTGCTCAGTTTTAAAGAGTTTGATCGAAGAAGATAAACTTATCGTAGAAGATTTAGACATTATCAATGAATTTACAACATTTATTGCTCGTAAGCAATCTTTTGAGGCAGACGAGGGACACACAGATGATTTAGTGATGTGTTTAGTTTTATTTGCATGGTTAACACGACAAGACTATTTCAAAGAGATGAATGATACAGATGTAAGAACAGAACTTTATTCAGGAGAAATAAAAAGAATAGAAGATGATATTTTACCAGATGGATTTTTTGATAATGGTTTATCAACAACGATGGGAGAGTATGATGGAGATGATCGGTGGTTTAATGTAAAGATATGAAAAAACACTCTAAAAGCGTGAAAACTATAAATATCAGGAAGAGTTAACTATGTCTGATCATCAAAAGGAGATTGCAAATGGCATTTAGTGTATCACCATCTGTCCAAATCGTAGAAAAAGACCTGAGTTCTATTATTCCAGAACCAAACAATACTATCGGAGCATTCGTTGGACGCTTTGATGCTGGTCCAATCGATGTTGTCACGGAAATTAGTAGTGCAAGACAATTATTTGAAGTTTTCGGTAAACCAGCCGCTGATGAAAGAGGCGTTGACTGGTGGGCTTGTGCAAACTTCTTAGCGTATTCTGACAAACTTAAAGTTGTTAGAGTCGATGAAACTAAAACTAACCTCACCAATGTAGGTGTTGCTGCTGGTATTATAACCGATTTTGGTGGTGCTACTGCGGCTATTGCAGTTCAAAATAGCACAGATGGTACTCTTGCCTCAAGTATGGGTTATGCTGCTGGTGATGGTGCTGATGATCACTATGCGTTTATTCGTGCGAAAGAAATCGGATCTAGAGGTAATTCACTTCGTGTTGTTGTTTATCCTGCTGGTCCGTCTGGTGGTTTAGATGGTGCTGGGGTCGTTTTTGATCCAGGCAATCCTGCTAACGCATCTCAGTATGGAATCGAATCTTTTGGTGGTCCCAGCGAAAATATCTTCTCATATGTTCCAACATCAACTCCAAGAATTTTTAATGCCTTTACAAATGGAACGTATTCAGGATATACACAAGACGAAATGCACATCGCAGTTGTTGATCACGATGGTACTTTTAGCGGTAATCAATTAGGATTGACTGGTGAAGTTCTTGAGATTTTCCAAGGATTGTCTAAGATCCGAGGAGTCACAGACTTGTCTGGTAAAAACCTCTACTATAAAGATGTTATTAATACCGATTCTAACTTTATCAAAATTGATGAAGATACCACAAAGAGTATCTTTGGTCCCTCTGGTGGTGATCCGTTCTTTGATGAGTTCACTACATCACTTGTTGAACCGTTTGGTGGGAGCGGAGACGATGGTAAGGTTTACAATGCTAGACTCGCAGGTGGTATCCAGGCTGGTAATACTTACTCTTACGAAGGTAAGGGTTCAGATACAACCGCTAATGCTCTTGGTGCTTTACAACCAAATGTTGCTCTTGTGAAAGCAGCATATGATAAGCACTTCAAGGATCCATTGATTCACGATATTGATCTGATCATCGGTGGTGGTGCTGAAGCATTAATCTCTAAGCATATCATTGAACTTGCAGAAGATCGTAAGGACTGTGTTGCCTTCATCTCTCCCCCTGCAAATGTTTTAGGTACAGAATTCAACGATGTTTCGTATGATAGCACGCTGACAGGTCTTACTGCCGATGCGGTGATTAACTATAGAAACACTCAAGCATTCAACTCTTCATATGCAGTTATGGACAGCGGTTGGAAGTATCAGTTCGACCAATTCAATGACAAGTTCAGATGGTTCCCATTGAACCCTGACGTTGCTGGTTTGGTTGCTGAAACAGAAAACACAACAGTTCCGTTCTTCTCACCTGCTGGATTTAACAGAGGTAAAGTTAAGAATGTTGTGAGACTCGCTTATAACCCAGCAAAAGCAGAAAGAGATCGTCTGTATGCGAATGGTATCAACCCTGTTGTAACATTCCCAGGCGACGGAACAGTTCTGTTCGGAGATAAAACTCTGCAAAGAAGAGCGTCTGCTCTTGATAGAATTAATGTTCGTAGACTCTTAGTTGTCTTAGAGAAAGCAATTTCAACCGCAGCAAAATTCCAGTTGTTTGAGCAAAATGATGCCTTTACTCGAAGATCATTTATCTCTCAGATCACACCATTCCTTAGAAGAATTCAATCCCAGCGAGGTATTGTTGACTTCCGCATCGTGTGTGATGAAACAAACAACCCATCTAGTGTCGTAGAAAGTAATAGATTTGTTGCTGATATCTTGATTAAACCTACTCTATCGATCAACTTCATTACGTTGAACTTTAGTGTTCTACGACAAGATGCTTCGTTCACCGAGATTGTTGGGTAAAAGACATACATACTAAAGGAGATAACTAATGGCTAATATCAACGAATTCTCAGCAAGGTTCGGACAAGGACAGAGAGCAACACTCTTCCAAGTCACTGGATCAATTCCAGGCTCGTCTACTAATCAAGGTGATAGAGTGTTCTTTATCAAGGCTGCTCAGTTCCCTGCATCGTCGATTGGTTTTATCGAAGTTCCATTCAAGGGTAGAAAAGTAAAAAGACCAGGCGACAGAACGTTTGCTGAATGGTCACTTACGGTTCTGCAAGATGAAGACAACGCTATTCGTGAAGACTTCATTTCTTGGATGAATCAAATCAACGACCATGTTGAAATTACAGGTGACTCTGTTACACCTGCATTGTTCCCAACATGGACGATTGAATCATTGAAACAAGATGATGCAGTTTCGGGAACAATCGAACTGGTCAACTGTTTCCCAACAGAAGTTGGTGCAATCGACTTTAACTACGAAACTGTAGATACATTTGTGGAGTTTACCGTAACATTACAATACGATTACTGGACTAGTGCTGGTACTGGTTCATAAAAAAATAGTGGAGTTTATATATTATGCCTATTGATCTTTTCGGGTTCTCTATCGGTCGCAAAGGTAGAGAAGCCCCTAAACCTATAAGTTCTTCATCCGAGGGCGACATTGGAAACGTTTCCTTTGTCGCCCCCGATGCTTTTGATGGTACTGTCGATGTAGAGGCTGGAGGTATCTTTGGTCACTACATCGACTTTCACGAAAAAGTAAAGAACGAAAATGAACTGATTCAAAGATATCGTTCAATGTCTTATTATCCAGAGGTGGATTTTGCGATTTCAGATATTTGTAATGATGCGTTAGTTATTGACCACAATAAAAAGCCTGTAGAAATAAATCTAGAGGGTGTGAAATTATCTCAAAGCATCAAAAACAAAATATATGAAGAGTTTGAGAAGATACTTTTCCTACTTGATTTTAGCAATCGTGGGTACGAAATCTTTAGAAGATGGTATATTGATGGTCGTTTGTATTTTCATGTTATACTAGACGATACAAATCCTAAAATGGGAATTAAAGAATTACGACCCATTGATCCGATAAAAATTGCAAAAGTAAGAAATGTAAAGAAAGACACAGTAAAGAAAAATGGTACGTCAGTCCCAGTAATTACAGACATTGAAGAGTTTTATATTTACTCTGACACATCAAACAATAAAACAGGAGTCTCAACACCAACTACTGGACTAAAGATTTCTCCTGACTCTATCGTTTACTGTCACTCAGGTAACATCGATACGGGATCGAAAAGGGTAGTTGGTTATTTACACAAAGCAATTCGTCCGCTGAACATGCTTCGACAAATCGAAGACGCAGTGGTAATTTATCGAATGTCCAGAGCGCCAGAACGTCGAGTGTTCTATATCGATGTTGGTAATCTTCCAAAAGATAAAGCAGAACAATACATGCGAAGTCAGATGACTCGTTATCGTAATAAGATTCAATATGATCAAGAAACAGGTGAAATCAGAGATGATAGAAGACACTCATCTATTCTAGAGGACTATTGGTTGCCTCGTAGAGAAGGTGGTAGAGGAACAGAGATTTCTTCCCTCGATGGTGGTCAGAATCTTGGTGAGATGGAAGATGTTCAATACTTTATGAAGAAACTGTATCGCTCATTGAATATTCCTGAATCACGAATTGAAGCAGAAAACGGATTCAATATGGGTCGTTCTTCGGAAATCACACGAGATGAAGTGAAGTTCTTTAGATTCATTGATCGTATGCGAATGAAGTTTTCAGATTTATTCATGCAGTCTTTGAAGACTCAATTGATTCTTCGTGGTGTAATGAAAAGCGAAGACTGGGATAAAATTTATCAAGATATTTCATTCACATTCAAAACAGAATCTTACTTCCATGAACTGAAAGAGGCAGAAATTCTAAAGGAAAGAATTGATGCACTTCAAACAGTTGATGAATACGTTGGTAAATACTATTCAGTTGAATACGTTCGCAAGAATATATTGAAACAATCTGAGCAAGAAATAAAAGAAATGGATTCTCAGATCAGTAAAGAGAGTGACAATGGAGATATTGCACCCGAAGGTGGTGCTATGCCGCCAGGTGGACCAGAAGCAGGAGAAGATCCAAATGAAAGAGAATAATTTATATGACATGATTCGTTCAGCGTTTAATACAGACGAAGAAGGATTTAAGTCTTTCTTTGATGATGAAATGAAAGATAGACTTGCAGGAAAATTTGCTGAGAAGCATGTAGAAATATCAAGAGATGTTCTTACTCAAGATGAAAATGAGGCAGATGAACATCAATCAAATGATACATAATATAAAAGGGGAAGTCATGTATACACAGAAAATCATTGAAAACATTTTGTCGAATGACTTAAAAGGTGCAAGAGAAATTACTCATACTATTCTCAGTGCAAAATTGACTGAAAAAATTAATGATGCTTATGACGAAATTGCTCCTACCGTTTTTGGTGAAGCAAAAAAAGCACCTGTTACAGACAAAGATGATGATGGTGAGGGAATGGATCCCGTTGGTGCAGAGGATGATGATGTTGATAATGATGGTGATTCAGATAGTAGCGATAAGTATTTAAAAAATAGACGCAAAGTCGTTACTAAAGCAGTGAAACAAGACGAACAAGTTGGAAGGGCTTCTGCTGGTCGTCAAAGAGGTGGTGAAACAACTTTTGGAGTTCGTAAAACTGAATTTAAAAGAGCAGATCCAGAAGAACGTTCAAGAATAAAACAAAGACATTATGCAAATAAAGAGCGTCAGACTCGTGACATGGAAGCAGAGCGTAAACGTAACCAAAGAGAACGTGAGCGTAAGCAACGCGAGAGAGGAATGAACGTATAATGAAACTCATCACAGAAATGAATGAGGATATCAAGATCACAGAGGAGATAAATGAGGCTACCTCTGAGAAAAATTATTTCATTGAAGGTATCTTCATGCAGGCTGAACAGAAGAATCGTAACGGTAGAGTCTACCCCAAAGAAACTCTAATGAAAGAGGTTAACCGTTACAATGAGGAGTATGTTCAAAAGAATAGAGCATTAGGTGAACTTAATCACCCTCAAGGTCCAACTGTTAATCTTGATCGTGTTTCTCACATGATCAAAGAACTTCGTGAGCAGGGTAATGATGTTTACGGAAAAGCAAAAATCATGGATACACCAATGGGTGATATTGCTAAAAATCTCATTAAAGAGGGTGCAAAATTAGGTGTGTCTTCAAGAGGTATGGGATCTTTAAAACAGAATAGAAGTGGTGTAAACGAGGTTCAAAAAGACTTCATGCTCGCTGCTGTTGATATTGTTGCAGATCCATCTGCTCCTAATGCCTTTGTAAACGGTATTATGGAAGGTGCAGAATGGGTCTGGGACGGTGATGTTCTAAGAGAGAAGCAAATCTCTGAGTATGCTCAAGCAATCGAAAAAGCGAGCAAACGAGAATTAGAAGAAAAATGTTTATCTGTATTCACAGATTTCATCTCAAAACTGTAATAACTATAAATAATGAGAGTTTAATAGCCAAAAGGAGTTAACAAAAATGGAAGACTTGGATCCAATCGAAACTGCAAGACGTATTCTTGCTGGAGACTTCTTAAATAAAGAAGAAGAAACTGTCACCGAAGATTTAGACGAAATCACTATTGAGGATGAGTCTGATCTCGATGAAGCGATGCATGGCAAGAAGAAAATGGAAGCGATGCACGGCAAGAAGAAAATGGAAGCGATGCATGGCAAAAAGAAAATGGAGGCCATGGATGATGACGATGAAGACGAGGACAAAGAAACCGATGAGGATTACGATGTCCCCGCTAAGTCACGCCGTCAACTGAAGGCTAATTACGGTAAGATGAATGCAACTTACGGTAAGATGAACGCTGGTATGAAGATGAAAAAGGAGTCCGAAACCGTCGTTGACGACGAGAAAGATTCTCAAGACACAGAAGGTAAAAAACCCATGGTTAATAAACCAGTTGGTAACGCCTCTTCATCTAACCAAGCAACTCTCAAATCAAAACCATCCAAGGCTTCACCCAAAATTGAAACTCCTTCCATGCAAGAACACATGGATGTTCTCTTTAATGGAGAAGAACTTTCAGAAGATTTTAAAGATAAGGCTATCACTATCTTTGAAACAGCAATTAATGAAAGAATTTCTGCTATTGAAACCGACTTGCATGAGCAGTATGAAGTTCTGATTGCAGAGCATACAGAAGAGGTTACAAAGGAGTTGTCTGAAAAACTTGATGACTACCTCTCTTATGTTGTTGAGCAGTGGATGTCAGAAAACGAACTCGCAGTTGAAACTGGTATTCGTGCTGATATTGCAGAAAACTTCTTAGGTGGATTGAAAGGTCTGTTTGAGAGTAACTACATCGAAGTTCCTGAAGAGAAATATGACCTTGTGGAGCAACTCGCCACCACAGTCGTTGATCTCGAAGAGCAACTACAAGAAGAGTTAGAATTCAATATTGAATTGAAGAAGCAAGTTTCTGAAAAAACTGCTGATGAAATCTTAGCAGAAATCACTGAAGACCTTGTGGACACGGATAAAGAAAAACTTCAAACCCTCGCAGAAAATATTGAGTTTGAAGACGAAGATGCATTCAGAGCAAAGGTAGAAATTCTCAAAGATAACTACCTCGGCGAGTCTGTTGTTTCTGAAGAAGAAATTGATGAATCAACAGAAAGACCCGATGCGGGAGTAATGAGTTCGTATACAGAGGCATTAAGCAGAGTTGCTAAAAATGCTAAGTCGAACAATACACTTTAAGGTTTGAAAAACTAAATTTTATAACTAATACAGAGTAATCACTTAAAAGGAGATACTAAAATGGATTTTAACGGAGTTACACCTTTCGACCAACTTACAGAAAAGTGGTCCCCAGTTCTAGATCATAGCGATATGCCATCTATTCAAGATGACTATCGAAAGAAAGTTACAGCAGCACTTCTTGAAAATCAAGAAGGCGCTCTTCCT